ATTTTGGGCTGGAACCCCACTTTGCCCCGATTTTTGGCCATTTTATGGGAAATTTCCGCATTTTGGCCGATTTTGCCTAGGTGTACGGGTTGTGTACGGGTTGCGTAATCAGGTGTACGGGTTGCGTAATTTCGCAGGTGTACGGGTTTCGCCGCTATGTGTACGGGTTAGCATTAAGTGTACGGGTTGCGTGACTAAATATAAATGTACGGGTTGCGCCATATAAAATAAGTGTACTGATTACCAAAATTAAGTTGTTAATCTATTAAAAATAATGTTTAATATACGCACATTCAAAAAAGGAGAGGGATAATGAACGTCCAGAAAGCGTTTAACGAACACGTTGCAAGCATGCCTATACTGGATGCGGCAATGTTTATTCAGGGTGAGCTAGATTGTCTTGACGGTGTAGCGCACGCAGAAGGAAAAGGTACTGATTACGATAGGGGCTATGCTGCCCGATATGAAATGGAACAATTACTAGGGGAAATACGATGAATTCAAGCAGTGAAATTAATGAATTAGCATCTGCATTATGCAATGCTCAAGCAAAAATGGGGGGAGCAGTCAAAGATTCAGCTAATCCTTTCTTTAAATCCAACTATGCTGACCTTACCTCGATCATTAAGGCTATCAAACAGCCTTTTTCGGACAATGGGCTAAGTTATACCCAGTTTCCGATCAATGATGAGTCATGTGTAGGGGTTGTCACCATGCTTATGCATGTTTCGGGCCAATGGTTGCAGCAAGAATACGTTTTACCTTTAGTAAAGCGTGATCCACAGGCTGCTGGCTCGGCAATAACCTACGCAAGACGGTACGCTTTACAATCAATGGCTGGAATTCCGACAGCAGATGACGATGCAGAAGCTGCAATGATGCGTGGTGAAGACATTACCCGCAAGATTAGCGCACAGCAGGCAGAGTCAGTTAAAGAGCTGCTGGAAGTGACTGAAAGTGATGTTGATAAGTTCTGTAAGGCGTTTAAATGCTCAACCGTAGACCAAATGCAGGTTCAATACTTTGATCGTGCAGTATCGGCTTTGAAGAGCAAGATCAAATGATTATTTTAGACCATGAACAAGGAAGTGATGAATGGTTGGCTGCACGTTTGGGCCGACCATCAGCAAGCATGTTTTCTAAACTCATAACTACTAAAGGCAAGCCATCTACTCAAGCGGCTGGATACATCAATAAGTTGGCAGGAGAGCGGCTTTCTGGCGAGTCTGAGGCGTTTTATACCAATGAGCATATGGCTAGGGGTACTGAACTTGAGCCTGAAGCGAGGGAAGCATACGAGTTTATATCTGAAAATGATGTTTTAGAGGTTGGTTTTATTCTCGATGATAGTGAAGAGTTTGGATGCTCACCTGACGGATTAGTCGGCGCAGATGGAGGCATTGAAATCAAATGCCCAGCGGCTACTACCATGATGAAGTATTACCAAAACAATGATGAATTAGTTAAAGCCTATTACCAGCAGATACAGGGCTGTATGTGGGTTACTAAGCGGGATTGGTGGGATGCTTTTGCCTTCCATCCCAAAATGAAGCATGTCCTTGTGCGGGTTGAACGTGATGAGGAATTTATATCTAAATTGGCAGTAGAAGTTAACGCTGCCGTAACTGAAGTTAAAAACCAAGTGGAGCAATACAAATGAAATTAGGTATCGGAATCAATATTGACGTATTAAAAATGGATAAATCACGACTGCGCGAGTGGATTAACCCAAAAACGCAAGAGCGAAAGCTGTTTTTAGATTTGACTACGTTTATTAACACCGCAGAAGAGGATAAGTTCGGCAAGCATGGCTTCATTGCACAAGAATTAAGCAAGGAAGAGCGTGATGCGGGTGCTGAGAAAACGCCTATATTAGGCAACTGCAAGGTGTTTTATACCGATGGCGGTCAGCCTCAAGCCTCTCAAGGCGCACCAGCACCAGCGGCTGTTGGGTTTGCTGAAGATGATGACTTACCCTTCTAGCTCTAAAAAACCCCCCCCTTTCGAGGGGGGAAACTAGGAGAGTGCAAAGCAGGGGAATACCTTGCTTAATTAGATTACCACAGGATAGTAATATGACAAAACCAAATCTAGGCAAGTGCCTCAAGATAGCTCAAGTTAAGTATGACCTAAACACCGCTAGACTGGCTGAAAAGCTCATGACATCGCCGCAGGTCGCTTCTAGACTGCGAATCATGCCTGACATGAAGTATCACACCATGTTAAGACTGTGCGAGATATTCCAGATTGAGCCTAGTGAATTTATTAAATTGGAGACTAGAGAAAAGTAATAAAAAAACCCCCTGTTACGGGGGCTTTACTTTAAACCTTGAGGAGGTTTATACTTCTCGTGCGAAGAGGAAGAAAGGCAAGTATATCAGTGGTTTCCTACTGATACCTAATATCCACCTTTCTTTATTGCAAACAAATGTTTGGGCTAGAGGCTGACGAACTCCTTAGATAAACGTCAGAGCGTGGTTGACCCTCCAGTACATAGCCCCTGATAGAACTCGGTTGTTCTTGAAGGATAGGTTGGATATCCGATACAGACATTTGTTTAACCGCTAAGTTGCTTTGGCCCTTAGATCGTAAATTTACTTTTGCAAGTAAAAGGGTTAAATCGTTTTGAATAAAGTTGGTTTTAGAAGACATACAGACTAAAACCTTTTTTGTTAACAGGGTGAGGCTTGCCGAACCAAGGGGAAAAGATATGCTAAAAATTAAAGACTACAAGAATGTTGTTTCTGTTTACGAGTATGACGGAAACGGTAAGTTCTTTCATAAAGTTAATAAGGGAAAGGGCAGAGTAGGAGAAAGGGCTGGTCATCTAGGGAATAGGGGTTACCGTGTTTTAACGCTTAACAAGAAAACCTATCTAGACCATAGGGTTATATTTTTTATCCATAACGGGTTTTTGCCTGAAGTAATTGATCATATTAACAACGACCCGTTAGATAACAGAATTGAGAATCTAAGGGCATGCAGCGTTGAGGAAAATTGCTGGAATGCTATGCTATCAAAGTCTAACAATTCAGGTTTTAAAGGTGTTGGCTGGCACAGTGCAAGCAAAAAATGGAGAGCCAGATTAAAGATGAGAGGCGAGGAAATTCACATTGGAATGTTTGATGATCTTAATGAAGCTGTTAAAGCTGTAAGGAAAAAGAGAGAATCTCTTCACGGTCAATTTTGCAATCATGGAGTTATATTATGAAGTTAAAGTCAGGTAAAGACTGGAATCCTAGCGAGGAGGCCATTGAAGAGTGGAAGGGCGCTTACGAAAAGGTAGATGTTGAGCAGGAACTAAAGAAGATGGCTACTTGGTGTGAGGCTAACCCAGCAAAAAGGAAAACGCCTTCTGGAGTTATGAAGTTCTGCAACAGTTGGTTAGGTCGCGCTCAAGAGCAGGGCGGATCTTCTGGTAGCCCTTCTAGCTACAAAAAATACAAAGACCCAGATAGTCTACGGGCCAAGACATTAGATATGCAATTGACTGATGTGACTTGGATTACTGACCCTGAACAGCTAATGCAGATGAAGCAGTATTACCTAAATTTGCGCGGCTATTACTATGATGGAGAATTTCGTGCCAGCATCTAATAAACCAAGATTGATTCAGTATAAAAAGCATCCTGAATGTCACAACTGCATAAACCCAGTTTGTGGATGCCATAATACTAAACTGGAATACGGTAACTATTACACTTATAAGCAACTGCAAGAGGCAGTTAACGTCAGCAAAGCAACAATTAAGGGCAGGTTGTACGGTAAGCCATTCTTTACTGATCGAGACTTGTACAGAGTTGGTGATGCCCAGAAGAAACCGTCTGATTACATGATGAGAACTAGAGGGTCTGACAAGCTGGAAACCTCCAGTATGAGATTATCTGATAAATGGTTGAGGGTATTAATATGAGCCAAGGTGACTTTGTAAAAATTAACGACAAATCCGAAGTAGAAAAGCGGTTGCCGTTTTTGTTAAACAGAATAGAGAGCTGGGATTACTCAAAACCTCTGTGCATAAAGTTTGAAGCCTATCAAAACAGCAGGTCTTTAAGCCAAGACGCTATGGCGCATGTTTGGTACAGAAAAATATCTGAAGAGATGGCAAAGAAAGGCCACGTTGTGACGCATGACAAGCCTGAAGAGGTTTGGAAGCTCTGGCTTAAAAAAAGGTTTATTGGTAGTTACACTGTAAACATCGGAAAAGAAGTAATGTCAGACCAAGTTAAATCAACAAAAAACCTAAATAAAGGTGAAATGGCTTACTTTCTGGATCAAGTGTATCATTGGGCTACCAAGCAGGGGGTTATGTTAAGCGTGCCGCATGAGAGCGAATACGCCGCCTTGCAAAACCAGCAGGAGAGATAGCATGGCCAAGATTGACCCTAGTGTTTTATTGGAGTTCGCACAATCTGAAAGGCAAAAAGAAGTTTGCAATGCAGTAATTAAAAACGGATCAAATATAAAAGCAGCTTATGATCTTGGCATTGATCGAAGGAACGTAGATAGAATCATGCTGCGTATAGAAAGGGCAGCAGCATCGAAGGGTGTAGCCCCTCATAAGAGCGTAGACAGGGAAACGATGGAAGGCTTTGATGCCAAGCGGGTGTCTACGGCTTACAAAGAAGACGGATCAATAGCCTTGCAATGGGTTATTCAAGAGCCTCAAAAGCGCAATATGAAGCAAAAGATTGATGCTTTGATGGAAGGGATGACTGATGACCTTACTGGCTTTAAGTTGCCTGTTGATCAACCCGCAACACTTGATGACGATTACCTAGCCATGTACATGATTGGCGATCACCATTTTGGAATGTTAGCTGACTCAGAAACTAAGATTGATGACGATGACTGGGACGTAAAGATAGCAACTCAGATATTGATTGATGCTACTGACAGATTGGCTAACAGGGTTGGGGATGCTCACACTGGCGTACTGCTCAATGTTGGCGACTTTTTTCATGCCGACAGCAGCGCCAATACCACCACCAAAGGAACGCCGGTCGATGTCGATACTCGCATAGGCAAGACCTTCAAATTGGCTGGTAGATTGTTTCAGGTGTTGATAGATAAGATGCTTGAGGTTCATGGTGAGGTAGTAGTTATTAATGTTAGGGGCAATCATGATTCTGATATGGCTTGCCACCTATCTAGCTGTCTTGAGCTTTTGTATAGCAATGAAACCCGCGTTAACGTCCTACCAAACTACTCAAAGTTTATTCACTACCAGTGGCACAATAATCTGTTTGTCTTCCATCACGGTGATCGCATGAAGCACGAACAGATATTGCAGGCAGTTATTAAGAATCTCGATGACGAATGGAGCCAGTCTAAGAATAGATACTGTCACCTAGGTCATATACATCATCACACGGCCAGAGAGGTAGGCTCTATGCATTTTGAGCATTGGGGTAGCCTTACTGCTACGGATCAATGGCACTCAGATTCAGGATACGGTGCGGAGCGTTCTATGACGGCTGTTGTATACCATAAAGAAAACGGTGAAGACTCTAGAGTAAAAATAAAGGTGGAAACATGAGCAAAGTAATTGAATTTCCGATGCACGGCATCAAAGTCAAAAAGATGCACTGTGAATGCGGTCTACCTCTTGAATACTGGCTTGGTTCTGACGATTGCGCTTATGGTATGTGCCCTCGCTGCAACCTTGACAACCCTGAAGAACTTACAGTCCCGTTGGAGGAAATACATTGATAAATAAAGCTGATAAAAGCCACTGGCAAAGACTTAGGCAGGAACACCCACCAATTGATTTTGATGACAATGAACGGATAGATCAAGTAATAGACGAAATGTTTGAAATAAACACAAGTATTTTTGATTTTGATGAGCCAGATGCAGTAAATAACCCAGACCATTATGCAAGTGGTGGGATTGAGTGTATTGATGCAATTGAGGAATCAATGGCTTCTTATGCGTTTCACGGTTACCTGAAAGGCAACTGCCAGAAATACTTGTGGAGGTATGAGGCGAAGGAAAACCCGATACAGGACTTGCAGAAGTGCCGATGGTACTTAGATAAGCTTATTGAAACGCTGGAAGAGGAAGAATATGGCCAAGCGTAAGAAGTCTACTATCGCTCAAGAAGTAGATAAGGCCGCAAAGCTTTTGCAGCGACTTGTAAGGCTAAAGGCAAGCGATGATCACGGATACTGCCAGTGCGTCACCTGCGGCAAAATAGACCACTACAAGAACATGCAAGGTGGGCATTTTTACAGCCGCCGACATTCGGTATTTAAGCTATTTGAAGAAAACATAAATCCGCAATGTGCGGGCTGCAATATGTTCGGCATGAAAACAACAAAAATCCAAGAAGCTTATCGCATATACATGGAAGATATGTACGGCCCAAGAAGGATAAGGGCAATGCAGCGTCTGGCTTGGAGGTCTTCACCAAAATTTAATAGAGAGGAAGTGATCCAATTTGCTAGAAACCTTAAAGAACAGATTAAGGAGCAAGAGTGGAGAATAGGAGAAATACATTAATAATGTTGATTTAATCAATATATAGTGGTATTTTGATCGGAAATAAAACACACAAAAACGGGATAACCAATATGAAAAAGACAAGCCAAGCAAAAATAATTATTAAAGAAGCAAATAAAATAGCTGATCAGTATATTGACGAGAAAAAAATAAACTGGAAAGCATACGGGTTAGCGTTTGCAGTTTCAGGTCTACTTATTTTTAGCCTTACAGCAGATGCTTCATGCTCATATAGAACTAACGCTTTAGGCAACATTCAATATTCTTGCGGGGCATCCCAATCTGGGACTTTGCGTACCGATGTTCTGGGAACCACCAGAGACAGCATGACAGGTACTACTTGGCGCACCGATGTATTAGGCACTACCCGATCATCTACTGGCATTACCTATCGAACAGATGTTCTAGGAACTACTCGAGGCTCTGATGGAACTACTTGGCGCACCGATGTATTAGGCAACACTAGAAGCAATACCGGAATTGTGTGCAGAAAAGATTTACTTGGCACTGTAAATTGCAGGTGATTTATGAGCGGTAAGGGAGATAAGGCGCGTCCAATGTCAGTTAGCAGCGACAAGTTTGCTAATAACTTTGACGCAATATTTCAAAATGCAGAAAAGAATAAAGATAAAAGTT